GGTCGGCTCCAAGGTGGCTGTCTTCTGCGGCATCGAGATCAAGACGCCCACAGGCAAGGTCCGTGAGGACCAGCTGCACTTTTTGGATCGCCTGCGCTGCGCCGGTGGTGTTGCAGGCGTGGCACGCTCCGTCGATGATGCTGTGACGCTCCTTTCGGATCGTGTTACCGTGTCATATACGGAATGACCCCGGTGGGTGCCAGCCCAAGCCGGGGTCGAATCCTGCTCTTCGAATTATTTTACCATGCTTTCGAGCACGAGAACGCCCTGTCCTGTCTGTGGCCGCACGTCGAGTGGCTGCAAGTGGGAGGATGATCTGCTCTATTGCCGCATCGGCAATTCCTGCAGCCCCATGCAGCGCCACCCGCACCTGAAGGTGGGCGAGATCGTGGCAGATGGCTGGGCATGCGTGAAGATCAACGATGACGCCGAGTGCGTGACATTCAAGCGCCACACCGAGCGCGAGATTGTCCGCACCAGGCAATGGGAATATTTCACCCCCGCGGGCAAGCGCAGCCTGCACCGCCGCATTGACTACACGTACGGCCCCAAGGATGTGTCCTGGTCCAAGGGCACAAAGACAGATGACCTGCTGCCGCTGTGGTATGAGGATCTGCCCGAGTCTGGTGCCACGGTGTTTGTTGTAGAGGGCGAGACCTGTGCTGAAGCACTGCGGGCGATGGACCTGCACGTCACATCTGTGCCCAACGGCAGCGGCTCCTGGAAGTCCAAGATGCCCGACCTGCCCAAGTTTGCTGCCAACCGCCTGATCCTCTGCCCGGACAGGGACCGCCCTGGGATCGAGCTCATGCAGCGTCTGGCCGCGGCGTTCCCTGGGTCCAGGTGGCTCTGGCCGCAGCCTTCAAACGGTGACGCCTGGGATGATCCGAATGATGGATATGACATCGCGGATTGGATCGCAGACGGTGCCACCAAGGATGCCCTGCGCGGTGCTGTGCGGATGGAAGGTCCTACGCTGCCGCAGCTGCCCTGGTACGAGCGCCTGGGACAGCATCACACAGACACTGGTCGTCTGGTCAAGCCCCGCGGGCTGGAGCTCAAGCACATCATCGACAACGGCCTTGGTGGTGCCCTGCGGTTCAACACCCTGAAACGTGCCATCGAGATCGACGGCACCTGCATGGATGAGACCGCGCTACGCCTGGCCTACATCGACCTGCAGCACAGCGGCATCGATGTGCAAACCCAGACTGCGCAGGATGCGCTGCTGCGTGCAGCCTGTGACCGCCCCTATCACCCAATCCGGCAATACCTAGACACCTGCACAGATCCGCTGCCTGAAGCGGTGTGGGCGAATATTGCGGGCGAACTCCTCGGTGGCGATGCTCACGACTTCGATAACAGCGCTCTGCGCAAATGGCTGATCTTTGCTGTGGCTCGCATTTATGAGCCGGGTTGCCCTTGCGGCTTCGTGCACATCTTGGCTGGCGACCAGCACCTGCATAAGACACGCTTCTATAACACCCTGGCCAGCGAACCCTGGTTCTACGAGGGTTTCATCAAGTCCAATAAAGATGCAGACGACATCGTGGGCCTGCACATGCGCTGGATCGCGGAATGGGGCGAGCTGGATGGTGGAATCAAGAATCACGAGTCGGCTGGGCTGAAGAACTTCATCACCCGCAAAACAGACCTTGTGCGCGAGGCATATGGCAAAGGGCATCAGGAGAGGCCGCGGCAGTTCGTGCTCTGCGGCACGACCAACAAGCATGATGGTTTCTTCTCTGATGAGACCGGCAACCGCCGGTTCGTGATCTACACGGTGGAAAAGAAGATCGATTCTGAAAAGATCGAGGACCTGCGCGACAGGATCTGGAGCAGCGCTCGTCGTGACTATTTGGCGGGGGCTAAATGGTTCCTCGATGAGCAAGAAACAGAAGTCAACAATGCTCGCAACAGGAATATGTATGCAGAGGACGCTTGGCGCGACAAGATCACCATGTGGCTATCGATTCGGCGCCTGGAGTATATACTCAGCAGCGACATTCTGACCGATTGTCTGGAGATTCCGTTGGAGCGACAGAACCATACAACACTTACAAGGGTTAACAGGATCCTGAGATCGCTCGGATATTACAAGACACGTAAGGACCTATCGGGAGAGTTCAAGACAATATGGAAACAATCTGTATGAGCCTGTAAGATTATGTAATGCCAATCTGCCCGTCCCGATTGACCGTTTACCCCTTTTTACAAATTACAATATTTTATTTTTTTAGAAAGAGGGGGAAGGGGGGACGGTTTTAGGGCGGAAAAGGAAACATATTGTATGTTGTAAGCCCGGTAAACTCTGGGTATGCCAGCCCTATCACCCAAGCGCCGTAAAGAGCTCAAGACGCAGTTGCGGCTGTGGATGGACATGGGCTGGCCGCGCTGGCGGATCAATGCCGCCTGCAATGAGCAGCTCGATATCAACCCAGAGACAGCAGATGAGCTAATTCAGGAGATCAGGCATGAACAGCAGCAAGAGCTCACGATCGAGCGCAGTGAATTCATGACCCAGCAGCTCATCAGGCTCGAAGCTCTGGCAACCAAGGCCCAGGAAGATGGCAATCTGGGTGTCGCCCTAGGTGCCTACAAGGAGATGCACCTGCTCATAGGACTGCACGCCCAGCGCTGATGTGCACGGAGTGGCGTCTAAAAGCCTCGGGAAGGTGCCTTAGATCGGTTGTCCGGCACTGAGTACCGGAGAGCATTCAGAACGGCCACGGAAGGCCAGATACAGAAAAGCCCCCATCGCGGGGGCTTGAAGCTCTCCGATTCAGACGGTAGCCAGAAAGATCGCACGGCCACGCTCGGTCAGTTGCAGCCAGCCCTTGCCGCCGTGCTCGAAAACGCCAGCCTTCTTGAGGTTGGTCAGGCGTGGTGCATTAGCCAGGCCGATGCTGGGAATGTCTTTACCGATTTTGGCGCCGACGATCATGTCGGCATCATGCGTTGCAGATTGGATTTGCTCGCATAGCTCGAAGAAAAGAGCCTGTGTGGCTGCATTGAGCTTTTCGAAAGTCAGGCGGGCCGGAGCCGAGAATGCGCCGATGACAGCTTCTTGCTGAAGGGCAGCCAGCACGGCCATGGCGCGTTCTTTCGAGATGCGGGTGCCATTCTCGGAGAAATAGCCTTTTTCGCTGCAGGCGATGGAATGACGACCCTTGAGTTGGCCGAGAGCTTGAGCGATTTCGAAAGTGGTCATGGTTGGAAAAGTGGTGGGCTTTCGCCTCTTGAAATCATTAAATTTCAAAACGATCATGGCTGTCAATCTTTATCAACCATTTTGCAAAATGTCTGCGATATCTTGACATTTCGTGATCGGTCTTGATATTCTAAATGAATGCAGGCGACAGGCCCTGCCATTTCAGGAGTGTCAGATGATCTTCATCCACTGTGCAGGCAACGGCGACATCTACACGACTGACACGAAGTCAGGCGAAGTCACCGAATTCGCCAGCTACGAAGCTGCCGCAGCTGCAGCCGCATTGCAGTCAGCACAGAGCGCCGATATCACACATGGCGTGGCATGGTTCAGCGAGCGTGACGCCGCCGACTTCTATTATTACGACTTCATCTGGGGTGATGCCCTGGAGTCGATCACCGTGCCGGTTGGTGCCTACGGCCAGCTGATCACCTTCCACAAGCCTGCCCGGCAGTTGGTGCGCCCCTGAGGCGCTCACCGTTCACCCACCACTCGCAAACCCATGTTTGAAACCACCCACGACTTTTTCAGCGACGCCTTCGGCTTCAAGCTTGAAGATACCAAGATGCTCGACATCGTGCTGACCCTGACTGGCTTTGATGACAAGATCCCGCTTGGCGCTGCTATCTATGAGCTGCACAAGCTGACACCCAAGCAGCGCAACTACATCTGCTGCGTGCTGCTCGAGCGTGACCAAGATCCCGAGGCCTGGGAAGCTGAATGGTCTAAGCTGGAGTCGGAGGCTTTCGAGTGATGGCACAGCGCAGGGATTCCAAGGGCCGATTCGCTGGCAGCGGTAGCACAGCTGCAAGGGGTCGTGCCACTACCACCGGCGCCCGTGCGCGACGCAGCACCCAGACGCTGAAACAAGAACAGAGCGGCGCCAAAGAATTCGGAGCGCAGCGCTCTCGGCAATCGCGGATATCAAGTAGGTATGCCAGCCAAAATCCTGGAACGTCCGATGCCGCATATCTGACAACTGCTGCTCGTGGCTACACCCGCCAAGCGGCAGCCACCCGTAAGAAGGGCAAAGCCATGGAGCGCGAGCGCCGTAGCCTCCTGCGTCGTGGTTCGATGCGTGGCGGCGGATCCGAGCGCATGAGCCGCTCGATCTGATCAGATCGCGTTGAGATCGAGCCCGTCCAAGCAGGTCACCTTGTAGCAGATGCTGGCCTGCTCGACGATCTTCAAATCACGCTGAGTCAGCCCAGCCCGGTCAAGAATCTGTTCTACCGTGCCACCTTCTGCCGCTGCTTCACGGAATTTCTGCAATTTGCGTTTGGCGCCGCTGGAGATCCGGATCATGCCGGTTTTCATATCGATCGACCTGGTTATCGACTGGCGGATCCACCAATATGCGTAGGTGGACATCTTGTAGCCACATTCGGGGTCGTATTTTTCAGCCGCACGCTGCAGGCCGATCGTCCCTTCCTGGAGCAGATCTGCAAAGGTAATGCTCGTACCTGAAATGCGCCTGAGGTACTTCTTAGCAACTGCCACTACGAGGCGCAGGTTGCAGCACACGAACTGATCACGGGCGCGCCGACCTGACCTGACCAGGCCTCGTGGGGGGTCAGGATGCTTCAGCCACAGTTGGATGCGCCGCCCAAGCTCGATCTCTTGCTGCTGGGTCAACAGCGGATACCGCGCTGCCATGTCGATGAATTCTTTCACATCAGACATGTCAGACATGATCCTAAATTAAGATCACAGCCATTACAGCGCAGAACACAATGCCCGGCATCCTGGATTGTGTCGCCGGTGGCAGCATTCTCGCCGGGCCCAGTCACAGCGGGCCAAGCTCAGCTGAGATCCTCGACAAGCTCAACAGCACACTGCTACCACATCAGGCGCAGTTCTGCAGCAACACCGATCACCGCATCCTGGGGCTGGTAAGTGGGTTTGGCGCAGGCAAAACTTATGGCCTGTGTGCAAAAGCAATCAATATTGCCGCGGCCAACATCGGCTACGTTTCTGCCCTGTTTGAGCCTGTTGCGCCGATGCTGCGCGACATCCTTATGCGCTCTTTGGATGACATGCTCGAGTGGCTGGGACTGCCATTCGATTTCAGGGTCAGCCCGTTGCCCGAATATGTGCTGCATTTTAGGGAAGGTGATCACACGATCCTGCTGCGGACCATGGAGACCTGGAACCGCATCAGGGGCCAGAACCTGTGTGCGATCGGCTTTGACGAGGTAGACACGGCCAACCGCCGCGTTGCCGAGCAGGCGGCTCGAATGGCACTTGCCCGTCTGCGCTCGGGCAATGTGCAGCAGTTCTATGTGGCGACCACGCCGGAGGGCTTCGGATGGGCCTGGGAGACATTTGAGAAGAACACCGCACCCGACAGGCACCTGATCCGTGCGCGCACCCAGGACAACCCACACCTGCCAGAAGGGTTTATCGACTCTTTGATGGCCAATTATCCCGAGCAGCTGATTCGGGCATACCTCGACGGGCAATTCGTCAACCTCAACACCGGGCAGGTCTACGACCGGTTCAACCGGGCCAAGCATGT